ACGGCGCCGCCGTCGCCATGGGCTGGAAGATACACCGCATCCGCCCGGCCATCTGGCAGAAGACGCACACCTGTGGCACGAAGGGCGAACTGACCACGACCCAGTGGAAGAACAAGCTGAAGGCCCGGGCTGCCGAACTGTTTCCCTCGGTCGACGTCACCCTCTCAAACGCCGACGCCCTCTTAATCTTCGACTCCGCCACCCGCGGCGCCATCAACTGAGTTTACATAACTCGACTACCCCCTCCCTTTTGTAACCTCTCCCCTCACATGAAGAAAGACTCCAAACTTCCGACTGAATACCGCATCATCGCGGACTCGTCATACATCGTTTTACCTGATCAGAAGGTCGCCCGCCTCCTGACCCCGACCGTCCGCAACGGCGTGACGTACTACAACCTCTTCGTCCCCGACTACACCCGGATGTCCCTCGCCGACATCGAGGCCACCATCAAGGCCGGTGAAGTCACCAAGGCCACCGAACAGTCCGCCAAATAATTCCCACCATGAAAATCGAAATCAAAAAGACCTACTCACTGTGGCAACTCATCAGCGCATTGGCTGGCCTACTGGCAGTCATCGCCTCGATTTATCACAGTTACAATAACGACTATCAGCGTGCTACCTTTTACGCCGTCATTTACCTCTGCATCCTCGTAGGAAAAATTCGTGAAGACCTCCGATGCGACTGTGAGGAGTGCGAAGACGACCACACCTCCAACTAATCTCCCACCATGAGCAAACCCACGCCCCCCACCACCGCAACCTCCGCCCTCGTCCAAGCGCTCGCCGCTCTGGACAACGTGAAGGCCAACAAAATCAACCCGGCCTTTAAAGCCAAGTACGTCTCCCTCGACGCGCTGCTCGACGCCATCAAGCCGGTCCTGCTCGACCATGACCTCGCCCTGATCCAGACGCTCGTCAGCCAGGAGGGCAAGGTCGGCGTGTCCACCGCCTTCCTGCACTCGTCCGGCGAACGCTTTGAGTTCGGCACCCTGCTCGTCAAGGCCGAGGGTCTGACCGCCCAGCAAATTGGCGGGGCTATCACCTACATCCGCCGGCAGTCCATCCAGACCGCGTGCGGTATCTCGGTCGACCTCGACGATGACGGCGCCGTGGCCTCTGGCTTCCGTTCTGCGGCCACTTCTCAGTCCGTCCTAGGCGGAGCCTCCGCCCCTGCCTTCTCCCCCACCCCTCGCCCCCTGACCAAATGAGCAAGCCTGACTTCGACCCCTTCGACCCGGTCTCCGCCGTGATGGGGGCCCTGCACAATCAGAACCTCGCCGCCGCCGCCGAAGCCCGGACAGAGAACCAAGCCAAGACCATCTCCGAGATGCGCTACGCTGGCAACGAGCTCGCCCGCGTCATGGAAGACATCCTCGGGTCCGACATGATCACCTGTCAAATCTCCCGCGCCGTGATGACCTCCACCATCGCCAAGTGGAAGAGCGCCAAGACCGGGCAACTCTGATGGCTGACGTTCCCAAGGGCATCGAACGCATCGCGGCCACCGTCCCGAAGCAGTACGCCCTGCTCCTCTTGCTGGACGGCTACCCGTACGTCGAGCTGACGGCCCGCAAGCACGCCGACTTCCTGACCGACCTCAACGCCTGGAAGCGCAAGACCTACCCGTCCCTGTCCCGCTCCGCCGTCCGCTTCTTTACGCTTGCCCCTAATGGGGAGATAAAGGAACTTACTTTCACGCCCACCCGCTCATGACCAACCGCGACTCAATCAAGCGCCTCGTGGAAAACATCACGGGCTCGCTTGCCACGGTCCAGCACATCGCCGGACGTTATGAACAGCACGACGCCGACATCATCACGCTCGACGGCCTCAACCGCTCGGCCATCACCGAACTTCAGGTCTTCACGGATCACATCGACACCGCCGATGAGTCCGCCCAGGTCAAGCCGCTCCATGACCGCGTCCACGTCCTCGTCGTCCAGCTGCGCGTCCTGCGGAATACCCTAGAGGCTATGGAGAACGCCGCCGAGGCCGCCCTTGAAGACGTCCGCCGCATCTCCGCCAGCGTCGAAAAAGCCAGCCCCGAAGATGACAGCCTGTGAGCAAAGCCTGTGAACTATGCAAGGGGGCCTGCTGTGAAAGCATCCTGCTCCGCATTGACACGTCTCCGATTGAGACCGAGTTCTACGACGCTCGCGGTTCAGTCTTCCAACTGCACGGATTTCAATACGCGGAACTTCCTGCTCGATGCCCTTACCTTTCCAAGGCCGGCAAATGCATGACCTACTCTCAGCGTCCTGTCGCCTGCTCTCGCTTTGTCGTGGGCTCGACGATGTGCCTGACCGCCATCGAACGCCGCCGCCCCGATCAGGCCGACGCCATCAAGGCGCTGCTCTGACCTTTCCCACCAACACCCAATAACATACCCATGCCCGACCTCATCACCGAACGCGTCATCTATGACGGCATCCAAGCGCTCAACCAATCCGGCGCGAAGGAACTGCTCAAGTCCCCCGCCCATTACCAGGCTTACCTCTCCCGCACCCGCGAAGAGTCCAAGGCCCTGCGCGTAGGCACAGCCGTCCACAAGCTGGCCCTCGAAGGGCTCGACGCTTACAACGCCACCCACGCCATCGCCCCGGAGGTCGACAAGCGCACGAAGGAAGGCAAGGCCGAGTGGGCCGAGTTCGTCACCGCTAACGAAGGCAAGGCCATCCTGACCGCCGAAGAGGGTGCCCTCGTCGACGCCGTGGCCAACTCCGCCGCTGTCTGCATGAAGAACAACGGCATCGTCCTCTCGAAGACCGAAGTAATGTTCACCGCGTTCCTCGGCGATACCCTGGTCAAGTGTGCCATCGACGGCATCTCCGACGACGGCTATATCTACGATCTGAAGACTTGCGAAGACGCGAGCCCGCACGGCTTCCTCCAGTCCGTCCGCAAATACAAGTACGCCCTCCAGGCTTACTTCTACCGGCACGCCGTCGAGTCGGCTTACAAGTGCCGCGTCCTAGGCTTCCGCTTCATCGCCGTCGAGAAGGAGCCGCCCTATGCCCACGCGGTCTACGAGCTGGGGCCGGAACTGATGACAGGCGCCGCCTTCGACTTTGAGCGTGCGCTGACCCTGTACAAGGACTGCACCGCCTCAGGCAACTGGCCCGGCTACCAGACCGAGATCACCACCATTGACATCGCCGCCAAGCCCAGCGCCGCGACCAACATCAACTTCGCCTAATACCATGACCACCGATAACAACGACCGCCCCCCGCTCACGTCCATCAGCACGAACGGCACCTACAAGCTGAAACTCATCAAGCCCAAGTTCGAGAAGGTCAAACAGTGGGAGGACGGCACCTCGTCCGCCCGCCTGTTCTTCGTCGACGACAAGGGCTTCTGCCTGTCCAAGAACTTCTCCAGCAAGTACGGCAAGGCGCTCGCCATGCTCGTCGGTAAGTTCTCCGGCAAGTACACCAACGAGATCAGGCTCGACGCGACCCCTGCAGAGTACTTGGAGTACCTGTCCCCGGCCTGCGGCCAGACCATCCTCGTCGGCGTCGAGGTCGAGGCCAACGGCGAGTGGCAGGGGAAGCCTCAGTACAAGTACAAGATGACCTACCCCAAGGGCTCCCAGAAGCCGACTGTCCCTGACGCGCTGCCGCCCGAAGGCGTTCCCTTCTAATCCCGTGACCGAAGCACCCACGCCCATGGCCGCCCCGACGCTCGTCCTGATCGCAGGCTACGCCAGGGCGGGCAAGGACACGCTCGCCTCCGGCATCCTCGAGTGGTCTACCCGCCCCGCCGAGCACATCAATCTGGCAGACTCGCTCAAAGAAGCGTCCAACCATTTTCTCGATTATCTCGGCCTAGACGGTTCGTTTTTTAACGAGCAGTTTAAATGCGATAATCGGGACGCCTTGGTAAACTTTGGCAAGTTCGCACGGCGCCTAGATCGGGACGTCTTCGCCCGCCACTTCGCCAACTGGTGCCCGGTGATGAAGCACCACGACCAACCCTCCCCTGAGACCGTCGTCTGCTCCGACTGGCGCTACGTCAACGAGCTGCGGGTCTGTCAGGACATCCTCTGGGAGAAGGGCTGGAAGGTCCGCACCGTCTACGTCGCCACCTCTGGGGTCGGTCCTGCCAACGACGAAGAGCTCGACAGCATCGCCGAGATACGGGCCTCCCACCTGTTCGACCAGGAGTACATCTTCAGGCCGAACTCCCGTAACGCGATCATGACCGAAGGCCGCAACCTCGCCCGCTCATGGAAACTCTGAACACTGACACGCTGCGCTGGGCGAACAAGGTCGGCATCACCCCTGACCGCTTGGCCTTCCTGCTGGCCTGCCCTAAGTACACCCGCACCGGGCGACACGACAAGCCCGCCTATATTAAGGCCGAGAACCCGAATCACCACCTCCAGAAACTCGGCGACTGCTACTGGTTCCGCCTGCGTCGTCGCGGGAAGGACATCGTCGAGAACATCGCCAGCGACCTCGAGACCGCCCGCAAGCGCCGTGACGAGATGCTCGCGGCCTTCGACGCCGGGAAGCCCATCCCTTACATCAACGTCCGCTAATGAGCATAATCCGATGGGTAGCAGCAGGAGACAATCACGGCCAGCTCGTGGACGGAGAGACGCAGGACGCGCTGGCTTCTTTCATCGGCCGCTGGAAACCCCAGCTACGCATTCATACCGGCGACTGCTTCGATTTCGGCGCCTGGAGACGCGGCGCCACCCCTGACGAGCAAGAGGAGGGCATCACTGACGACCTGAAGCACGGCAATTACTTCCTGCGCAAGGTGCTCAAGCCTACGATCTTCATGCAGGGCAATCACGACATCCGCGCCGAGGAACAGATGCTCTCCCGCAACGGTGACCGTCGCGAGAACGCTATGCACGCCGTACAGTCATACACCGATACGCTCCAGGCTATCGGCTGTAAGGAGTTCCACCGCTACTCGGTCAAGGGTAAGGACTCCGAAGGGGTGAACAGATTCCGCGTCGGAAAACTCACCGGCACGCACGGCTTCAAGGCAGGCGTGGCCGCCACCCGCGAGACGGCCCGCACCCTAGGCCGCCCAGGGGATGTCGTGATCCACGGACACACCCACGACTTCTCACTCTGCACGATTGAGCACCTTGAGGCCAGCATCGTCGGAGTCTCGGCCATGTGCTGCATGGACATCAACAAAGCCGACTATGCGCTTCGGAGGCTAGCCACGACAAAGTGGTGCAACGGGTGGCTCCATGGGGTCATCGATGAGAAGACCGGCGACTGCAAGGTCTGGACGGCCCATCGCTTCCAAGGAAAGTTCATCTGCTCGACGGCTTACGACCTGATCTAATGAAGCCGAAGGACTACGCCGCCTTGCTGATGCGCACTCAGCCAACCGCGCAGCCGAACAACGCCGACGACGCCCCCGAAGGCTGGCTCAAGACCGTCGAGGTCACCCGCCTCCTAGGTTATCGGACCCGGGCAGGAGTCGCCCTGCCAATCGCCCGCATCGTCAAGGCAGGCTTCGC